ATGGGTTGAGCTATACTACCTTGAACTGTTGCTCCCGGAACAGCCATAGCAGCATTCTCAGCATCTTTAGCCGTCAAGTATTGAGCTAGTGCTGGATTAATTTTAGCACCACTTTGAGCTGCGTTAGCAACTTGAGTAGGTCTACCACTAGCTAAGTAATCAGCCGTATCTCTAGCGGCTATTGCTTCAGTACTATTCATTCCAGGCTCTCCACCCATTGCTGCTAAAGCTTGTGCATTAGCTAATTGATTCTGTCGTGCTTGCATAGCCTGTAATTCTTCTTTACTTGGTAATCCGTTCATTATTGTGGTCCTCTTTTATTTAATTCTGTAAATGCCTGCTTATCTAAGTCAGTTACTCTTTGGTGTTCTCTCTCGTTCATCTTTCTGTCATGCTTCATGGCTTCGTCTTCCAGCTTTTCGATTCTGTCTAATCCATCATTCGATCTAACGAATTTTTGGTCCAGTAAGTCTGTTTCACTTCTTAACTTGTCAGCTTGGGCTGTAGTTAACTCCGCTTGAGCATTTTTCTTTCTAGCTTCAGCGAAGTTTTCAGCCATTTCACTTCTCAGATTTTGTTCAACTCTTGAATTTCTTTCTGTTATCTTACTATCTTCAGACTCGATACCCTTAGCTAAGTCAGCTATTTCCATTTGTAATTTTTGCATCTCTAACTGCATTTTTTCCATTTCCATTTGCTGTAGCTGTTGCTGCATTGGATCTGGCTGCGGTTCATGCTCTTCGTACTGTTTAGCTAAGTCTGGTTGCTTCATTAGTCTAGCAATCTTAGCCATAGTTATTTGGTACATCTTTGGATCCATTTGCGGACCGTTAGTTTGTAGCAACATAGTAAGCTCTTGGGCTTCTTGTTGATCTTTCTCTGGAGTACTAACATCAATCTTTAAGTCGAACTCACCCATTAGGTCTTCTCGTCTTACTTTAACGAATTCTTCAGCAGTAACTCTAACTACTTCTTCCTCATCTAGGTATGCTTGATTCATTATAATAGTTTTTCTAGCCATGTCTTTGAATAAGTTACTTAGTCTTCGTAGTGTACTTAGTTGTCTCTTACTTGTAGCATCTAATGCTGACCTACTCTGCGTATTCTTGTTACCTAAGTTTTGTGACGCAGTATCTCCACCAAATGGCCTTACTGAACTGTATGTCTCAGCGTCTTCTTTCTGTAGTCCGATCATGTCGAATACTGTACGTGGTACCGGTGTTACACTGTTCTTGTGGATACTAGTTCTTGGATCTTTACCTGATCTGAAGTAAACTGTCCTACCGGCTTTGTAGTTATCTTTTTGTAGTGGACTAGCAAAGAATTGTTCATCAATGAACTCTTGACCAATTGCCTGGTCTGCAGTAATATCATGAGCTGCCCTAGTCATTTTACCGATACTATCTTGGTTCTCAGCTAGTAAGTCCCCGTCAGTCTCTCCGTATACTTCACCTTTAACAGGCATGTATCTTTCAACACTAAACGGTAATTCTCCGTGAGGGAATGGGTTTTCTTCCATTCTAACTAGTACTTTACCTATCCATGTAGCAACTACTGCTGTAGTTTCGCCTGAACCGTCAATGTCCCAGTAACCCCAGTATTCGTACGCTGTTAATTTTTTTCTAGCTTTATCTTTAAACTCGAATGTAGTTTGTTGTTCATATTCATTGTAGAACTCTCTAGCTTTACTGTCGAGTACAACTTTATCTAAGTTCTTGTAAATACCTTGTTCTTCCTTAGTTGTAGTACTAACTCCGTCAACTACTGTTTCACATACTTCGCATGAGTACTCTTGTTTCTTAAGTGTGTTCATGTCTGTTTCATACTCGTGAATAATGAACTGAGCGTTCTCTACTACACCTTCACATGTAGGATCGATGATTACATTATAGTTATTACATACTTCGTACGTAGGATGATTCTTGATTAATCTAGGCTCTTCAACTATTTGTGTTTGTACTCCAGTCTGAACTGGTTCTCCACTCTCCAGCATTGCTTGAGCTTGAGCTGGATCCATTTGACCTGATTCAACTGCTTGTTGTAGCATCATGTAGCTTTCTTCTGGGCTAGCGTATACTGGGAAATCTTTTTCTACTTCAACGATCTCTTCTTCTACAACCCAACCAGTCTTAACTATTACAGTACCTTCGTCTACATCAGTTCTCACAATGTCCCCAACTAGTTTTACTTTGTCTACTTTAGTAGCCCATTGGTAATTTAACATTAAACTATTTTGCTTAGCGGCATTAATGTCTTCAGCAGTTCTCGGTTTGATATCGAACATATCCTCAGTATTCAGGAACGGTTCTTCTAGTGACGGGTATAACCATTCATGTTGCTTTCTAATCAACTTTGGTCTAACTGTACTTTTACCTTTCGGTACCTCTAATTCAGGTCCACCGTCTAGGTTTACTTTTCTCTCATCAAGCTTCAGTAACCACTGAGAATGGTCTTCCTGAGCTTGCTTGTAGTCTTCATATAAGTCATTGAATGAAGGTTCGCTCTTCCACGAAGTTAGCTTAGTTTCTTGTGAATTGTCTACTGATTCAGCATTATCTACGATCATCAAATCTCCCTATGAGTTATTCTGTCTATTTTAGCGCACATTCTCTTAAATTTATCTTAACTAATGTACTTTGCTTCAGTTAGTCCGATTCGGTGTGCATCTTCTAGCGACTCGATTAGACCAAATGCGTAGCCTATTTTAGCTATTCTACTGTCTAGTGTATGTCCACCGTCAGCATCCTTACGTCTTGATTCGTATAGTACTGCCTCTGGATTCTTCATAACTATTACTTTGTACCAGTTACTAATTGATCCAGTATTGTACACAACATCAGCTAGTATGAACCTATGCCATTCTGGTAGTGCTCCATATCTAATACTTACTTCATCACACCTAAGCTTTGCAGCGTCTTCGCAGTTCTCCCAGAAGTCTTCTAATAACTTAGCAGCAGACTCTCTTGACAGTTCGTGGTTATCATCTCTAACGCCGTCGAAGTCTTCTTCTATATCTAGTCTACTCCATACGTCTCTGGCTCCGTGTCCATCCATGTTGAATCCATAACCTACTGTTACGTTGTCATCTGGATTACCTGGAGTGTTGTCATGCTTGTCTTTATAACTGAATGCTTCAAACCCTTCTAGTTTTTCAAGCAGTTCTATTTCTAATTTAGTCATTGCTAATCCTTACTATGTACATGATAATATAGTGCTGAAGGAGAATACACCACTATACTACATACACACTATACCATTTAATCCTTATTGTATATTTTTTATCTTTAAAGGAGTCAAAATGAAATTATAAATAATTTATTTTATTAGTGGCAGGTACTGGAACCGCTAACTTTTTAGTGTCCTCTTCTAGGTATTGACTCTGATAGATCTATCTCTACACCGTTAGTTTCTAGCTTCGCTACAAGCGATTTTATGCACACAGGGTTAGCGCCCTTTTCTGTGTAGTCTCTTACGCCTATTTTACTGAATTCGAAGTACTTTGAGTACACATCAAGTCTTAACGACGTAAGCGATACTCCAAACATTCCACTGTAGCTATTGCATATATCACTGAAACACACAACAGGTACTTTAACTTCATTAAGTTTATTAATACAACCAGTTGAATCACCGAAGCAGTTACTACAGCCCTCAGCGTCATCAGTATCACGTCTACACGCAAAACTAGTTATTTCAAATAGTTCAAATAGTGTAGTCTCTAGTATAGTTATTAGTTCTTTACCAATTTTTGTAAATGCCGTAATAGGCTCTAGTCCGTAAACGTTATCTATTACTTTAAGTAAGTATTCGAATAGTGGAGCATGTACTTCTTTCCACACTCCGTAAATCTTCTCATTAAAGTGATCGTTGTACGCTTCGTCTTCCATTATAACTGAGTACTTACCTGATGTCATTAGTGCAGTTTGTTTAACTAAGTTAACATCAGCGTCAGCCAGAAGCAATTTATCTAACTTAATCATCTGTTCTTCCAGTGTTAGTAGGAATCTGAACCACAAGTCTAACTTCAGTAGGAATATTTCTCTTACACCTTTAGGGAATGGGTGATTACCGTGTATCATCTCATCCAGATTAAACGCCTGCATTTCTTTGTACTTAGCTAATGTTATACTACTCTTAGCTCTGAACTTTATGTTATTTTCGAAATACTCGTAACCTTTAATCATCTTATAATCCTCTTCCTGATCTACTAGTTCTTAGTAGCTCGTCTAACTTCATTTCATTTTTTATACTAGCAGCTAAGTTATCCTTTTCCATCTGCTCTAGTGTGCCTTTAATAGCGCTAGAGGTAGTTTGAATTTCTTCAATTATCTTCTGGTGACCGTCTTTTGACTTTCCTGCCATAGTTCCAATTGATGTTACTATCTTGCTCACAGTACTGTTAGTACTTTTAGTGTTTAGGTATACGGGTTTTAGCCTGTACTTCCATGCCCCTGCTACCAGTAGCATAGTAACTATAGGTACTGCTGCCATGAAACCGTTTGCTATAATGTAGTCTACTGATTTAATTATTAATGATTCCATTTTTTACTAATACCTATACGCTTTATTTGTACTCATTATATCTGCACATTACTGAATATCAGCTGAATATCAATTACTATTTTTATCTTTCCAGTTATTAGACACGTTAGTACCAAACGATGCCCCTACAATTGCTCCGAACATAGCTGTAATAGGTGTGAACAAGTCAGTCAAATTAGTTACTGCGGCTTGTACCTGTTTAGGATCACCTACGTCGAATGCACTAGCTAATACCAGTACCATAGTTAACCCAATGTATACACTGTACATACTAGTAACTCGTGAACTGATATCTCTTCTCATCTTACCGTTAGGGTCAATTGACTTGTATAGTATAGCTTTAGCTTCAGCACTTTCTTTGTCAGTCTCAATCAGCTCCATACCTAATTTAGTTATTGAGTCTACTACTCCAGTTCCTTTTAGTAATCCAAACATTTTACTTACCCCCTTTTCGTTATAGGACGTTTAACAGTCCTTCTCTGAGCACTACTCTTTAGTGTAGTTTGCTTACTTAACTCAGCAACTAACTTATCATCAATCGAGTTTGTACTTTTAGCCGCAAGGTATTTACTACCTTCTTTCATCAGCTCTAGTACATCCTCATCACTCATAACTTCTACAAGTTTAGTCACTCTTTTACTTCTACTAGCAGACTTAGCTAGTAACCCTTTTAACCCTCTAGCGGCTAGTTTAATTAGTATATCTATTATCTTTTCCATGTTGTCTCCTTTCTAGTAAACTCACATAGAACCAGAGTATTTCATCTGGTTCCTAGTCAATTTAATAGTTTGATTCTATTCTGGTTTTGGGTATTTAGCTTTTACTTCTAAACACTTATCAATATATTCTTGTACTTGAGCGTCATCGCCTTTTACAATACCATCAACATAATCTTCAATTGATGGGTACTCTGCTTGTCTTAAAACCTTATATTCATTTGCTTCAGCTTCAGCAATTTCTTCTTCACTTCTAAAGTCAAAAACTTCAGTTGAACCGTCTTGATTAACTTTATTGTGTCCATTATCTAAAGCAACTTGCCATTGCTCGTCTGTTACTTCTACATTAGGAGTAGGGATTACAGAATGAATATTTGAATCGTACCATCCTAATAGTTTGTTATCGTTATCTATATTTGCTATTTTCATTATTTATCCTTAATATCCTATTGCGAACCAGTATCCATAGTAAGATGTGTTGTATATATGCCCATAAAAACTAGTTGTTGTAGGTGTTGGGTATATATTACCATTTGCTGTAGTATAGCCGTTATATTGAGTAACTAAGTTTACATTTAAGCATGCAGTAGGGAAAGCAATAGGGAAAGTTACAAGAGTTTTCCCTGCACCTTGTTTTTTACCCCATTGAATAATCAAACCATTGCTTAATTTTTGATAACCGTTAGTAGCGTAACTATGCCCAGAATCAGTTAACCCACCAGCTAAATCTGCAGTAGTAGCTGCTCCAATATCTGCAGGTGTTAATGTTCTTGTACCCATTGATGTAATAACACCATCAGTTACATAAATATTATCTACAATTGTAGCACCTGAAGTATTGATATCACTATCAGTACCAATTATTTGGTTGAATGCACTTGAATCTTTACCGTCTAACTTATCAGCATCTAATCCTGAACCTGCGCCATCATTAAGTGAGTGCCATACCTTCCCAAATGTTCCATTTTTTTGCTTAATATGCAGTTGGTTATTATCACTATTTTGGTCAGCATTATCTGTACGGTTTGGGAAAATATACGGACTGTTGTTATCTACACCTACAGTTAATTCTCCTATTCCGCCATCTTGAGTCATCTTCATAAATGGCAAATCTGTTTCTGTAGCGTTATCTGTGTCAGCATTAATATTTATACCTACAGAACCAGTTGATTGTAGAGTAAGTGTCCCGTTCATAGTATCATCTGCATCGCTTCTTAGGAATTGAGAACTATTAATTCCATCTAATTTATCAGCATTTGATGCAGTACCCGTAAATGTTGGTGCTTTAATATCACCTCTAAATTCCCAGTTATTGCTATTAACCTGGTTTCTAGCAGTCCATGTGTAAGTTCCAGCAGCTTTTCTAAATAATGTAATATGGTCAGATCCAGCACCAGTTGTACTAGGATTATTATCTCCGTTATATTCGATACCACCACCATGATCATTTGATTGACCTACATATACTTGACCAGTACCTTGTCCATCACCTGAAACATTAAGCATAGCTTTACCAGCATCATCACATTTGATTTCAACTGTAGTATTAGTACCATTGTCAATTCTACCACCAGAACTAGGTAAGTAGTTGTGTGAATGATTAGCTTTATCATAAGCAGTCTTAACAGCCTTAGATGAAGCAGATACACTTGTACTTGTAGATGTTACACTATCAGAAATACTTCTCCAAGTGTTCGTATCTGTATCACCTATAAGCCAAGAAGCAGGTACGTTTTTAATCTTGTTTGCATCGATTTTAGCATCTGATTCAATAACCGATGTAGTTCCTACCTTATAACCATAAGGTGCATTTACCCCAGCATCATCTAGTATTTGAAAATGTATCTTATTACTATCTTCAGGCTCAAAGAAATCCAATCCTTCCGGAGTAGCCTTAATAGCCATATCAACACCACTATCTGAGGTACCGTTAAAGTCTATTTGAGGTGTGACTGCATTAAGGGTCAACTTGCCAGTCATAGTGCCACCCGTTTTAGGTAAAGCATTAGTTGCTAGTGTTCCTTGAGCACTAGTAGCAAAAGCACTAGCGTGTTGTCCATCTAGTTTATCAGAGTCAACAGCTTTTGCTGTACTTCCTAAATATGGATGTGAATGATTAGCTTTATCGTAAGCAGTCTTAACTGCATTAGATGAAGCAGATACCGAATTACTTGTAGATGTTACACTATCAGAAATACTTCTCCAAGTATTAGAATCAGCAATACTTACAGATTCACTAGTTCCATCACCTTTATGAATAGTAATTGTGTCATCACTAACAGTTAAAGCATCTGTTGCTCTCATAGCTTGTGATGATGTTTTACTTACCTTATCACCTAAATTAGTAATTACAGTTGAAATATCACCATCATTAGCTTTTATTTCAGTTTCTAATTCTTTTAATGTATCATACGCTCCACCAGCACCATTAACAATAGAATCAACAACTTCTGTTTTAATAGTAGCTAGAGTTTTATTTTCTAGCTTACTAGCATTTGATGCAGTAGCTGTTATACCTAAGTAATTCGTATCATGATTATGTGTATCACTTGCAAATGGATGTGAATGAGCTAAAGCAAATTCTGAACTGTCTTTACCATCTAGTTTATCAGAGTCAACTGCTTTTGCGTTAATACCTAACTTATTAGCATTTAACACTTTACCTTGATTAGCTGATAATGCTTCTGTAGTAGAAGTACTTGTTAAAGTATCATTAACAACAACTTGTGTGTCATCAAAGAAAGCGCTAAAATCTACAGTAAATGTAGATCCATCATCTCTTGTAAAAGTTGCTATACCCGTTTGACTATCTAGTGTACCATTAACTAGCCTTGCTAAATTTGTGTCATCTAAATATAATGATAAGTCGTGTGTAGTAACTACACCATCTTCGTCAGTATACTCTAACTGATTGCCTACAAGGTTTAAGCTTGTAGTAGCTTCCGAAAAATCTTCTAGTGTTTCAATTCTCAGCCTATGGGCTTTGAATTCGGCACCGGTTTTAGTACCCATTTGTTGTACTATACTCATTTGTTTCCTTTTCTATTTTTTATTTGCACGTCCCTGTTTGGGACAACTTCCTCTAAGCGAGGATACTCAAATAAGTTTTTAGACGTTATTTAGGTCTACCGAAAAGATATACTAGATTATACCTAGTATATCCTTAAGTCACGTTGAATTATTTAGCAGCATCGAATGCAGCAGCAAACTCAGCGTAAGTACCATGATTACTATCAGCAGTCTCTAACGTAGCTACCCTAGAGCTTAAAGTAGAATCGTCGTATATTGTATCAACAAACACAGCATTAGCTGGAACATCGCTCTGTACGTTTTTACCGTTAACTGTTGCAGAATTAATACCTAATGCATCAATATCTGCTTTAGTCTGGTCCGCCGTAGCCCCAGCCTCTACACTAGTTAGTTTAGTTTTTTCAGCAGAAGTATAATCATTAGTAGATAATCCTTTGCCTGTAACTTTGTCAACCTTACCAGATATACCAGCAATAGTAATATACCCAGCGTCATTAGCTAGTTCACTTACATTCGTAGGTACGTCAGCGACAGTAATGTACCCAGCATCATTAGCAAGTATACTCACGTTACTGTTCGGTTGCACAGCAGTGTCAGCTTTAATACCCTGAGAAGCAGCAGCGTAGTCAGAATCATCGAAGTCAACTATGTCACTCTTTACTAGTATAACAGACCCAGTCTTACCTGCAACAGATGTGATTAGGTTTGTGTCATCTAAGAATGAACTCATATCAATTGTGAACGTAGTTGCGTCATCTCTATAGAATGTAGCTATACCGTCCGGTGCGATTGCTCCAGAAGTTACTCTAGCAAGATTAGTATCATCTATGTACTCACTTAAACTAATTTCAGACACTCCGCCATTCTCATCCGTATACCTTAACTTATTACCTATGTAAGTTAATGTAGTTAATGATTCAGAACCAAGTTTACTATCCAGCTCTACTTGAAGCCCAGCGATATATGAAATTGGTTCTGATGCAGGCTTACCGTACAACGTATCAGTGAATATTGCATCATGAGGCACGCTTACCTCTAGATTGAATCCATTTACTGTGTTTGCATCTTCAGCTTTATCGACAATTCCATTTCCATCAGTATCATACACTGACTGAACCATGTCTCCACTACCAAGTGCAGAAATATCACTTTGAGTAACAATCTTATTGCTTGAACTTGTAGCAGTCAGTACATCAATTTTATCCACTTTACCACTAATATCTACAATTGTATCCGTGAATACTGCATCAGCTGGAACATTAACTTCTATAGTCTTACCATTGAATGAGTCTGCAGATACATCACCATCAACAGAGATAGAGTTATTTATAGTAAGCGTAGAACCATCGCTAGTTCTTAGCAACTTCCCTGCAGCAATCTCAACAGTACCTTTCATTTCAATATTACCAGTACCTGATGGGTAGAATTCAATATCACCACCACCATTAGCTTTGATCTGTATATTCTGGTCATTATCAGCACTAAGTACAATAGTACCGGAATTGTCACTGATTACTTTTTGGCCATTAACGTAGAAGGAGTTAGCACCTACATATAGATCCTTAAATGGTTTCTCTAAAGAACCAAGTGTATAAGTATCTGCAACGTCAGGTATGATATCTTGATTAATTACAGCACTTAGTTTGTCACTAATCTTATCATCAAGTTTAATGTAGTTTCCATTGAACTCGTCACCCCAGTTAGATGTTCCTCTACCTAGAAGTTCCAGGTCGTTGTATACTATCTTCTGTCCAGGTGGTATAGTTATATTTCCTTGCTTCGACGGCAAGTTATATGTAACGTTATCCATTATTATCCTTTCATTTTGTATTAATTAAAAATAGGGCAATGTGTAGTACACTGCCCTATTAAATCTACTATCTATTTATACAGGGCAGGGAAGGCGACTATATGTCACCCTCTCCAACACCATGCTCACCAACTCCATTGTTAGAAGCTAAGTCATAGAAGTAATGAACTTTACATGCATCACCATTAAATTCACCTGGCTCACCAACTTGAAGAGTAATTACGTTATTAGATACAGTTGCAACATTACATGCTACAGCCTCACCCTCATGGTAACAAATTACCTCACCGAATACAATTCCGTTTTCACCATCAAAGATGTTTTTAGAAACAGTTACAGTATCTCCAGCAACAATTAAGTCACCAGCTTTACCTTCTAACTTAGGTCTAACGATTGCAGCGATTGCGTAGTTAGTAGCATCCATTTCAGCTTTTTTAACTGAACCTTCAACCGTAGTATCACCTTCGATTACATCTAATCTAGCGTCTAATGCGTTATCACCGGCAAGTCTAGCAGATTCTTCAGCGTCAACATCAGCAATTCTGTTAGTGATCTCTAAGTTGATTAAGTCAGTATTAGCTTGCTCAGCAGCTAATGCTCTAGTGTTCTCAACTAATACAGCTTTTTTGATTGAACCGTCAACAGTGTTGTCACCTTCAACGATATCTAATCTACCAGAAAGAGAACCTTCAGCAGTAGTTGCTCTAGTTTCTTCAGCATCTACGTCAGCGATTCTGTTAGCAACTTCAGAAGCTAAGTCAGCAGTTAATGTAGCATCAGCAGCTTCGTATGCAGTTTTAGCAGCAGTGTCAGCAGCTTTATAAGCAGTGTCTAATGCAGTGTCAGCAGCGATTCTTGCAGCTTCTTCAGTATCAATATTACCTTGTAGTGCACTATCAGCAGCAGTATATGCAGTAGTAATTGCTGTATCAGCATTTTCTCTTGCAGTAGTTTCAGCAGCAATTGAATTATTAACAGTAGTAATATCATTACCTCTTGCAGTAGCTTCAGCAGTGATTAAACCTTCAACTCTGATGATTTCATTACTTCTGTTTGTAACTTCAGCATTGATAGCAGAAGTTAAAGTAGCTTCAGCACCTTCAGCTCTAGCTTTTTCAGCAGCAACTAATCCAGATAATTCTTTGAAATCAGCGATTTTTAAGAATGATTTAGTAGTGAATGTAGCAGGAACGTAATCTCCACCTTGATCAGCAAGAACAACGTATACATCTTTTTCAGCAGTTACATAGTAAGCTTGACCAGCAAGTAACGTAGTTTCGTCTAATGCGTCGATTGCAGCGATATCAGCTACAGAACCTTTCCAAGAAACACCAGCAGTAATTACTGTTTCAACAGCAGTTAATCTTCCAGATAATGCAGTATCAGCAGTAGTTCTAGCAGTAACTTCGTTACCTAATGAAGCTTCAATAGCAGTTTTATTAGCAGTTACAGCACCTTCTAACGTATTAATGTTTGATTGTAAAGTTGTATCAGCAGTACTTCTAGTAGTTGCTTCAGTAGTAATTGCAGTAGTATTAACACCTTCAGCAGCAACAGCTCTGTTAGTCTCAATAAGGATAGCAGCATCTCTTGCAACTTCTTCATTAGTTACAGCAGTAATTCTATCAGAAGTTTCAGTAGCGATAGCTGTAGCGTTTACACCCTCAGCAGTTTCAGCTCTTAATTTTTCAGCAGCGATATCAGTATTGATTTTAGTAGTTAATGCAGTATCTCCAGCAGTTCTGTCAAGTACTTCTTGATCTACTTTTTCTTCAATTCTAAGTTCTTCAGCTTCAGCTCTAGCTTTTTCAGCGGCAATTGCAGCATCAGTATCAGAATTACTTGTAGTAACTAATCCTTTGATTGCTAATTCTTCAGCTTCGGCTCTATTTTTTTCAACTAAGATTGCAGCCTCTCTGTCAGCAACTTCTTGAGTAATTGCAGAAGATCTATCAGTAACTTCTTGTGAAATCTTACCGTATAACTTATTTAGTGTATTACCCTCAACAGCAACTCCGTCTTTTAAGTCAAGAATAGCTTGTGCTCTAGCAGCAACTTCTTGTGAAACTGAAGTGCTTATAAGTTTACCTTGCTCCGCAGATAACGGAACTCCAGTTCCCCCTGAAGATAGATCATCAACGATGTCAGTGTATGCTACTTTCGTTAAAAATAGTGGCGCAACCTTAGTGGCTACTTTTCTAAACTGTGTAGGTGTACTCATATTTATTTCCTTTGTTATTTTATCAATTGAATGCTTCTGTAATGCAGTATTACTACATTACGCATATCACTATTGGCGATACCAGTTTTCTGTCTTAGATGGACCAAATTTATTTGCAGCGGCTATTTAGCAGCATCAAATGATACTTCGAATTCATCGTATGTGCCGATTACATCAAGAATTCCAGTGTTGCTAGTAATTCTCTCACTAAGCTCATCCTGCATGTTTATTATATCTTTGACTGCCTCAGCTCCGGCGACATCATTAGCATCAATTAGTTTAGTATTGAATGCGTCCCTAGTTCTTACTATGTCATCAGTACTGTGAGTACTTGCGGTTCCAAAATATCTTCGTGGTAACATATCAACTCTCCTAGCTAATTAGGTATCTAACTTCTGATTCACACCCGTTAAGGTTGTCATCATACAGAAACTCTATTCTCTTGCCTGATCTGTTAGGTTTACCGTCAACAACAAGAGATTCTCCATCTTTCATTATCACAAGTGATATTATTTCACCATCCGGTTCATGATCTAGTAGTATATAGTTTCTTCCAAGATCTGCATCCCAGTACGTTATTTTACTATCAATATATACTTCACTTCTATCGGGAACTGCAATTGTTGATGCAGAGTATCGCATATCCGTAAGACTTAGTAGCATTACACTTCTTCCCCGGCTATTATAAATTCTGCGCCTTCCAGAACCAGAGTATCCCCGTCAACTATAAACATCTTAGTATTTAAGAATATAGTTTCTTTAGGTCTAAGTTCCTTCTCTAACACAGTGCCTCTTAACTTTCCAAGACTATCCGTTAGGCTAATTTTTGCAATAGAGTTTAACGCTCCAGGGTTAAATATGTTTACCGCTATAACTATAACGCCTTCCTCTTCAGTACTTGTAATATTACCTGTATATGATTTACCCATACTACCCTCCGTATATCAGTGCTTTTTTGTTAGCAATTTTATTTGCGTCAGCTTCAGTCACATAATCATTTTCAATATCTAGTATCCTACTATCTATCCCGGATGCCAGATTTACTATGTTCTTCGTTGCATCCAGAGAATTCAGCGACATGAAGTTCTCGAGAGACTCTTCGGTTGGAGTATATATAGTATTTTGTAGTACTTTTATATACTCTTCTGGAGAATCTATGTTCTCTCTTATATTAAGCGTGTCTGGTCTTGTCAGCAGTATCTCTTGATTTCCCATATTAGAACCTCGTTATTCCATCTGTAGCTTTAAGTGTTCCTACTGCCGCTCTTGATATTTCGCCAGTCAAAGTCTTCTTAACTAATAAATCAAATACGCCCCTACTAAGGGTAGTACCAGAAGTATATTCATGAGGGATAGTTAACAGTATAATCCCTTGCGCAGCGTATGTCGTTGTATCTAAGTACTCTGATAAGTCAGCAAGTACTTTAATGTCACCGCGCTTAGCTTTCACTTGTAGTCTAGCCTCGTAACCTGACGCATCCAGTAACCCGCCATCATTATCAACCAGGTAGAATGTATGCTTATACGTAGATCCTCTATATATATTTATTTCTTCACTTAGTACAAACATTTTTATGCCTCCGCAGTATCAAATGCAGTTTCGAATTCCGCATATGTACCTATGATTTCTACAGGTTCAGCTATACTTACCATAACAGCACCATTATTTAATTGATCTTTAACTACATAAGCTATTGCTTGGTAGTGACCAACCGTAGGTTTCACATCTGTCAATCCTGTGCCGTCTGTATATAGTATCGTACCTACTGGCCAAGCACTAGTATCTAGTTCTTCTAGTAGCCCAGAACTCATGGCATACCCGAATTCATTTAGTGCATAACTTCCAATAGATAATCCTATGGAGATATCTTGGTTCGTAGTACACCTTACTACTTCTATAGCATTCTCGCCTTGGTTGTATCCACTAATCTTTACAGGGTCACCTTTAACTACCGCATCCAAGTATTTAACATGCACTACGTTTGAATTAGAGAACGTTTGAGCTTTAGACGCATAGTGTTTAGCACTATATTTACCAGTCTCAACCTCTACGTCTTCTAGCTCTTCTGCCCATTTTTCTGCTTTACCTTCACTTGCTAGTGCAGAACTAGCTGAGCTACTAGCACTACTTGCTTGAGTTATAGCAGTTTGTGCACTATTGGCAGCGTTCAGCTCACTTGTAGCTGCATTATTCTCTGACGTGCTTGATGCTAACTCGCTTGAAGCAGAGTTACTTTCTGATATTCCAGCGTTAGTCTCACTTACTGCTGCACTACTTGCGCTAATACTAGCATTGCCCGCCTGTGTAGTTGCTATAGCCGCTTGACTTGTAGCCGTAGCTGCTGATGCACTTGCATTAGCAGCACTAGTTCCAGCACTTACCGAATCAGCATTTGTTAGCACCACATCATTATGTGTAGCTACTACATCCGCATTAGTACTGATAACATCTGCTGCAGTATTTGTAGCGTCTTGACTAGTTGCTACAACGTCGGCTGCAGTAGCTAGTCTATCAAGTGCTGTTTGAGTAGCATCAGAAGCAGTTGATATTGTATCCGCATGTGTTAATACCACGTCAGCAGATGTCAGTGCAGCACTTGCTGTTGCTATTCCTGCTTGAGTAGTTGCTGTGGTTGCACTTGTACTTGAAGCACTTGCACTATTGCTAGACGCTAATGCACTAGCGGCACTTGCTACTTGTGATATTTCTGCATCGTCTTCACTTGATTGAGCATCTATAGCTGAACTACCTGCACTTGTAGCACTAGCTGCTGCACTGTTTGCTGAAGCCGTAGCTGATTGTTGTGATGCTAAAGCTGCTGCTTGACTCGCTAAACTTGCTGCTTCTGCGGTCTCCGCATGAGTCTCAGCTAGTTCTGCATTTGTTTCTGCAGTCTCTGCATGGACCTCTGCCAACTCTGCTGCATTCTTGTGAGCTAAAGCTTGAGTCATATATGTATTTGAATTAGCCTCTGATACGCTAGCACTTGCAGCATCTGCATTAGTTAATACTACATTGTTATTTGTAGTTACTACGTCAGCCGCTGTATCTATTGCATCTTGGCTGGTTTGTACTAGGTCCGCAGCAGTACTTATGGCGTCTGCTATTGTGCCTGCTTCTGAGTTTGCAGCGTTTGTTTCACTTACTGCAGCCGCAGCTTCTGAGGCCAATGAATTAGCCTCACTCACTAGAGCAGCTGAGGCACTTATTGATGCCTCTAATGCTTTAGTCGTGGCTATTGCAGCATTGTTATCCGCTAGCAATATCTCTGCAATAGATGCGGCAACTATGTTTATATCAGCCACGTCATTAGCCACTATTGATATATCTACATCGTTAGCAGCTACCGTGTTTACATTAGCTATCGAGTTACCTACCGTGTTTACATTAATTATTGCATCGCTAACTACACTAACATTAGATATATCAGTAGCCACTGTAGCCACACTTGACATCCCTGAACCTACAATATTTACGTTCGTAATAGCGTTTGCAACCACCTCTATCTCTGAAGTAGTTTCATTCAGATCGTCAGCTACTGTTTCTATCTCCGAGATAGTCTCTAGTAAGTCATCTGCAACCCTAATAACCTTGGTAATATTGTCACCAACAGCGTTTAGGTTGTGATTCTCAATTGCATCACCTATCAGGTCTATATTAGTGTAGTGAGGGTTAGCTAGTGCCTCTTTTTCAACCACAGTATCATGTAGTACTTGGACAGCGTCTCTATCTTCCTGTACCTCATTTACGTTAGCAATAGTATCATCATGCATATACAAGATGTGCCCGTATATACCATCTTCAAATGTTTTAGTTTCCGATGGTTGTGCCCCACCAGCTCTAGTCCCTTTTATGTCCCGTAAGTCATCAATAAAATCAGCCATTATGCCTCTTCTCCTTCAATCTGACAACTTATCCATTCGTGATCTTCGTAGTCTGAACCAATTACAGTACAGTCTATAGAGTCACTTAGGTAGTCATCTAGTAAATTTGCAAGGTTACCTGCGCTTGTGTTGTTTCTGCTAGCTAGGTACCCAGTATTTTGGTATTCTACCATGTCTTCAACTAACTGCAGTTCTATCGGTGTCATCTGGCTTGTATGCATACTTGTAAGTGCATATCTAACTTTCTGAATAAATACATCATCAAATATAACAACATCTCCATCAAGTTTCGTGTATAGTGTATACAGTTTTCTAGAACCAAATAAAGTTTTAGCTCTGTCTACTGCTTTATCTATTTTTATATCGTCAGTATATAGGTGGTTTAAATCATTAAGCATCTTCAGGATCCAATTCACCCGCAGCTTCTAGTGCTTCAAAGTAAGCTTGTACTTTAGCGTTATAAGCTCTGATAAGTGTGTGCGCTTCATTAACATGAATACCGCCTTTGTCTTTACTAACGAAACTGGCTATGTATCTAGCCGTAGGATAACCTAACTGATCATCGATGTCTAATTCCTCTTCATCAGCTTGTGGTAGTCTAGGACTTCTTACGTAAAGTTTACCAGGCCCCAGTCTAAGTATGTTATCACTTTTATCGCTAGTGAATAACTTCAACGCGTCAGACTCAGTAGCAACTTTGTCATAAGCATAAGCCACTAACGCCCGTAACTCATCTTCTTTATTAGTTAGTACATGGTCACCAGTGAGTAATACTCTAGTAAGACTTTTTAACATTCCGTATGTCATAGAACTACACCTTTTGTTATTTTTACCAATCTTACCGTATTATCTCTTAATGCTAACTTAATTAGACATAACTACTGTACCCATTAACTTCTTCATCGTCGTTACCTCTATTCTGCCACATCCAACCACGCTTCTTAGTTGACTTTTTATTCGACCTGTAGTCATCCGTCATACCTTTAGCCGGGAACATAATATCCACTAAACCTAGCTGACTTATTAAGTCTATACCGTCGTCATACCTACTTCCGAACCCTGTGTATGTACAGTATTTAATTTCTTCTAGCAGCTCTCTCATATCAGGAGTATCTTCCAACTCTTTAGGGAACCATATTTTTCTATTCTGGAATTGCGGTAGCATCATTCTGAATCTCCAGTGCTTACTACCACTCTCTAACCTAGATCTAATACCTTCCTGTCCGAGCTTAGCTCCTTTTTGTCTAGCTATAGTAAAGAATTCATTCCTCTTAACCATCCTATCTTTAAGAGCAAGGATGTGTATGTTTTGTTGACCATCAATCTCAACTCCCACATTAATCTCCCTACTAATATCTCCGTACGTATGCACATGTCTAAATAACTCACCATATTGCGTCTCCAATTCCATTTTTCTAAGTGTTAGATCAACTAAGAAATAATCACCATTACTACCTACTGCCCATACAGCGATACCGCTATAGTCACTCCCTTTACTACCAGTGCTTGTGAAGTCTGTAGTAATGTACCAATTGTAGTTATAAGCATTAGCTGCAATATCTTGTCTACTATACCATTGAATCAACGGAGCAGGAACTAATCTATCAGCATCATTACTAATTCTCAGGTAGTTCTCTTGCATTAGTGATCTCATAGGGAACTCATTACCGCTATCTTGAGCTTTCTTAGCTATTACATAGTCTTTTCTGCATTGCCTATAATCATGCCTATCTGGCCATACGCTGTTGAACTCTTCTTCTTTCATACCGTCAACCGGAGGTTTCTCTGCTCTAGGGAATACTACAGGTAACCACGAACCATCTTCAATTCTTCTATATATCGGATCCTTCTTATTATACGGAGTACCAATAGCTATAGCAAAGTTACCATTACCGCTAAGCGCTTTTAGTACATCGGCTTCAATAGTCGATTCGATGTTACTTAGTATAGTATCTGATTCAGCATCTTTTTCATTAGGTATCATATCATCGAATATAGCAAACTCAGGTCTAGCAAGCCCATCTCTGGAACCCCTTCCACCTGTAGCAGCTCCTAACCCTTTAATTGACAACGTTCGTTTCATCCTACCTGGAACAGTCTTAGCTTCTTTACCCATATCCTCTACGTGGTGCTTGTATACTGCAATCTCTTTTTTAGTTCTGGGCTTTCGTATAAAGTTTATCTCAGTCTGTATTAACCTAGTTTCTTCAAACATACTCTGCAGATATTCACTCTCGTAGTATACTTTAGCTATAGTAGTCATCGTAGTCTCTACACCATTACGCATAGAGTCTGATACATATATACCATACCTAACTTTACCGAACCCTGGCATCTCACCTTTAACAGCTAAGTACAGAATCAGGAACACTACGAATACTGACTTACCGAACTCTCTGGTTGCCATTACAACTGTTCGCCCCTTCATCTCATCGAAGTCTATCCCTCTAGCTGCGAAGTACGGTTTTACATTATCATGCTGGAATATACAGTCTATAAGGAAGTAATGCGCTTTGGGGTTTGTATTCTCCGGCTCATCTCCAAGTATTAACCTTATAGTGTTTATGAAGTCTATTGCATCTAAGCTTGGTACATACCAATCTAGCGATACGTCCGGGTAGTCCAACATCTTATCCACAGATAAATTACCATCAGCGAAGCACTCTATTACCCCCTCTGCTGTTGTTGGCCAATCGTATACTGCAGTAGGAAGCCTACTCATATTCAGCATCCTCTATATCTTCTTCTACTGTCATCTTAATATTAAGTTTTTGTACTTTAGTTATATCATGACCCTCAGCAAGCAACTGTTGCTGCTGTAACGCCAGTGTATTCATTTGATCGAATAATTTATCTTGGCTTTTCTTAGCTTCATCAGTCGGCCCTATCTTCAACTCAATACTGTTATCTTCAGGCATCTGAGTTATCTCTCTTAATTCTTTAGCAGCTAAGTGCTGTACGTGGGCACTTACATTCATTCCGCCAGCGGCTTTACCGTTCATTAACTCAAACTGCTTCCTAACTGATGCGTGGAACATAGGGGCGTACTGTATATGAGCGCTAATCATCATCTCTGCACTAATCTTAGTAACTATGTCACTCTTATCATACATGTATACGTTAGCATCGATTGATCCAGCTTTTTCGCCATTAGCTATCTTTTCTGATAATCTAGTATACACAGTTGGGAATGTGATTTCCCAAGCTTTCTTGTTACTCATGTTCTGTTTTAGGTTACAATACTTAATAGCGTTAACGTAGTCTTTTAAGTCAACCTTCTTCATAGTCTTGAATACGTGCATGTGTGACAGCACACTTTCTTCCATATAATCTTGAAGTAGTCCGGTATCGTCTTCCATACCTGTGATCATACTCAGTATTTCATCTGTTACTTGATGGCTACTACCTTTGGGTAAGAATGTTTTTAGTTTATCTTTTGTTATATTGTGTGTACCTGATTGCGGTACCGTAGGATCAATTGCGTCAGCCATTAATTTGCCTCTTTCGGTTTATAGAATTATTATATTTTTTAGTGTATCCGAATGTTTCTGAAAGTTTTCTTAAGTGTAGTCGATATCCATCATATTGACAGGTTCAATATCCATCATACTTGCTTGGGTAGCGTCTTCTTCAGCTAGCTCTTCTTGCTTAGCTGAAGCTGATTTGGTGGGTGTTACGTAGTCTAGCGGATCAGCCATAATTTCTTCATAAGCTTTTATCAGCGATTCTTCGTCTTCTATATGGAACCATTCAGTACTGCCTCCGAACTTCTTATCAAATACATACCTAACGTCGTTGTAACCTCTATGTAGTAGCGCCTCTACTTCCGAGTAATATGGAGTTTTACTATATTTACGTACGTCTGTTTCTGGGATATACCTGTATTGTGTAAAGAATCCTAGTAAGTTCTCAGCTAACCGTTCATTGATCCCACGTCTAGTAGTGTACCCTATCTTATATAACACAGTACCACATCTAAGTTTACTCTTTATAATGTAGACTATGCCCTCAGCTTTCCTTGGGTATGTCTTCTTCTTTTTACTATTACGTCTACCTGTAACGGTTCCGTCGTCATTAGTTCGTAGGAAACTCATCTGACTCAATCAGCTCTTCAAACACATCAGCGTATATAGTACCGTTATCGTTCAGGTAGTACACCGCAGTATAGCCTATACCTGTGAGTTCTGTACTACGAACTAACTCATCCTCTACGTAGTCTATTACTTCGTCCAACTTACTTGGATATACATCATCAAACTTATAACCTACTACCATGTAATTCCCTATTATACTGTTTTATATATTGTAGTTTACCTAATTGAATATAATAGTTAGCTAAAGCTTTGAAATTATCCCAGTCTTTATCAGTAGTTTTCATCCTATAACTATGCTTGTAATTGTTATGCAGTTGTGAATGACAGTCTCTGCAAAGTACTACACCGTTATCTACGTCGTACCTACTTTCAGGGTGATGCGATCCGTTCTTTATATGGTGAGCCTGTCTTCTACGACTTGACTTGCATATATGACACACTTTACCTTTTCGAACAACTGAGGCTCTCCAAACCCTATACTCTCTAGAGCGCCTCCAATTCACACTATTTCCAATCTATATTTTCGAAGTCTTTACCAGGATTAAAACTGAAGTGTTTATCTAAGTCTAGCTTAGGTTTCCCAGCTTCTACCTTTGGTGTAGCCTTAGGTACGTTACCTATACTTTTACGTAAAATCTCAAAGTACTTTATAGCTGCCGGAGATGGTTTTTGCGGTCCATTATTAGCCTGGGGCATAGCTGTTATTTTATTTGCTAGTAAACCCATTATTTATCCTTATCTAGTTTCCTGAGCATTCTGCTAGTACAAGTCTGACACACGTTAACAGTTTTAGTTACAGGATCTTTAAGTAAAACACCTAAGTACTTTTTAAACAGTCGTCTAGTCCAACTAGATCCATTGAATCTACTACGTTGAGCTACCTCATCTAATGATACTCGCACATCAAACGTGCTGAATTCACTATTAGTTTTATTACATCTATCACATGTCATGTGTACCCTTTGTATATTTATTGACTTATTGTAGCATATGAATCTTTTAGTAAGCTTAATTTGGGGATAAGTAATGGCAGAGAGTAGCGGATTCGAACCGCTGGAGGCGTAAACCTCGCCGGTTTTCAAAACCGGTACATTCGACCAACTCTGTCAACTCTCTACATTTTAAATTTGTGGCTCCGAATGATGGGCTCGAACCATCGACAACACGATTAACAGTCGTGCGCTCTACCAACTGAGCTAATTCGGAAAAAGTGGCGCGGTTGACGAGACTCGAACTCGCGACCTCCTGCGTGACAGGCAGGCATTCTAACCAACTAAACTACAACCGCACTTGTTATTTATGGATGACGCACTAGGGATCGAACCTAGGATAGTAGCACCAAAAGCTACGGCCTTACCGCTTGGCGATACGTCAATATGGTGACCCCTAGGAGATTCGAACTCCTATGGCATGGATGAAAACCATGAATCCTAACCGTTAGATGAAGGGGCCTTACTTATTATGTGTCCAATCATAAGTAGGATGACCGTACTTATTCATACCATAACATATACTTGTTTTATTATTTATATAGAACTGCACTTCGGGTGATTGTTCCACATATTCTATTATTTTTTGATACACAGCATTTTTTAGCACAACAGTATTACCTCTAGTTAAGGTATGGCTACTATATGATTTTATTTTCATAGTTACTCCTGTCAAAAAAGACCTGCTCGGTTGCGCTTCATAGAGAGGCGGAGCAGATATGTGTTGTGAATTCACGGAACAGAGATTGTGTTCTAACTCAATAGTCCCCAGTTAATTTACCGGTTCCATAATCAGTGTCTAATAAATTCATATGGTGGAGAATATCGGGTTCGAACCGATGACCTTCTACGTGCAAGGCAGACGCTCTCCCAGCTGAGCTAATTCCCCGTGGAGCTGTTGAGAGGATTTGAACCACCGACCGCCTCATTACAAGTGAGGTGCTCTACCAACTGAGCTACAACAGCATAAATTATTTATTTGAACAGTTAGGGGAAACTACGTAAGTGTCTGGTACAGTATCACCACAACTTATACATACGTTCATGTTTAACCTTTCTATTCGTCTATGGTAGTACTTCTACTGCGAAGTAAACCTTTTATAGATTGACATTTTACAGCAGGTTTACTTATATTCTCCTTAAACCTAGAATACAACGTATCTCCTACCGCCGCGTACGCGCCCTTCTTGAGCTCACCCCACTCTTCAGCAGTGTAAGCTCATTTGGGTAAGTGATCTATTTTAAACATTACTTGTCAAGCAATTCGTACAATTCACCAGGAGTTAACTTACTAGTGTCTATCGTACATATACTACGAACGTCGCACGCTTGTAGTAAGTCACCGACAAATTCCGTACAAAAATATTTATCTTTACTTTCAGGAAACCAGCTGTACTGTGCTCTTACTGCACCCATCCAATCGTACTCTTTATCGGTAGTCCATTCAAACCACTGTCTAATTATATCTTCAAACTTATCGTCAACTTCTACCAACTGGTAATCCCAATTATCCTCTAAAGGTCTTAACGCACCAGCAGACATCCCGTCTGTGTTCATACTATACCACAACCCGTCAAATATTACCTCAGTGTGGTAGTACGGCGACTCTGTGATACACTTAGTTACGTCAGCCATAAACGTGTTAAACCTGCTATCGGTTTTACTATATCTTTTACTTGCTATTACTAAATTAATCATACCACATTTTACCGTCCAATCCCTTTATCCTAGCTTAGTTCTGGCGATTCTGTATAGCAGCAATATTAACAGTGTTTCTACCAACCTCACCGAAGTCTTTATGCAATGTAATTGCTTTCATATCTTGACCACTTCTATAGCCACTTGCAGAGTGCCACGCGTCTTTACCTGATAATGTTCTAAATGTTTCAACTACACAACTTGGGTACTCTTTAGTACTTAAGTGGTGAACATGACCAGTATACCAATACCTATTCTTAGTACTTGACCATAACTCTTCACAATCAACCGACATTATTTCACCAAGCTTATCAGCTTTAACCGTATGCCCATGTGTAATTCCAATCAAATTCTTACCAAATTGGTGATACATTAACATGTTAGGTGTGTCATGTACAATAACCCTAGACTCATTTCTGTAGTAAGCTTTTAAGAATGCATTGATCATTAACGCGGTATGTTCATTATGGTTACCGATAGCTGATCTCCATCTAACTACTTTATGTTTAGTAAGTGCCATATCAACCAACTCTGTAGTCATTCTTAACCCAACCTCTAGTACCTTATGGTATCTACCATCAACATCAAGCCTGTTACCACTAGCGGCAGTCGTGTTACTTTGATTATCACTGTGGAAGTAATCTCCAACATCAATAATAAACGCTTCTTCTGTAGCAACAGACTGTTCAGTAAGCATAGTCATAGCTATAACGAGGTCGTCTTCTACAGTCTTTAAGTCGTTATCATTACCTGTTTCAGCCTTATGGGCTAACATACCAACGTGCGCATCACCAATAGTGTACACAGTCATAGAATCAGAATTACTAACCTTAGGTACTTTAATAGGTTTTCTACTTTCTATTAAACTTTCGCTTAGCACATTTAAAGCCTTTTCGTAAGTCTCTAAGGCATTATCTTTTTGAATGTCACTCTTTACCCATTCTAACTTAACTTCACCGTCTGGCCCGTACAGTGTACTGGTAGCTTTAGGTTTCATTAACTCTCTAACCTCAGTACTTACTCCGTTAACCTCATAATCGTTACACGCCGCGTTTTTACTATTATCCCAACCAGTAAGTATTAGTTTACCAGCCTCAATCTCTTCTCTAATATTCTTTTTCCAGCTATATAGAGTTCTTTCTTTTTTACCAAATCTTACGTAGAATTCCTCAACAACGGCAAGGTTTCTGCGCTTCAACTGTGTATAGATATCAATCTTATCCTGATCTGTTAGATCTTCGTATTTGTATTTTTTTAGCTTACTCATGGTTCTCCTATGTAATTATGATAACAGTATATCGTTATACACCTTAATCTTTATTCTGTTTAAACTTATAATTCGCTAATTCTGCGATAAGCATCTTAGCTTTAACGTCACCGTAGTCCTGTATATCAGACATTTGTTTATAATACCACTCTTTTCCAGCTTGCGTCTTGATAGCAGCCCTTTCATCCCAAGCATGCTCCACATCCTCAATAACTGCTTCCTCTAACCTCTTAATAAAAGCATAAATCGCTGTGATCTTATTACTTTCGATCTCCTCACCTTTCACATTAACTATAGTAACAGTCTTACCATTGAACAGTGGATCTATGAACTCAGGACGTTGCTTAGCTACGTATCTAGCATTCTTCAAAGTCTTATCACCAATACCCCAGGCTTTAGCTGTATCAACTATTGACTTACTATTAGACTTAAGGGAATCTCTACAAGCGCTCATTATCTTCTGCGTCTGTGTTAGGTTTCGTCTAGTATTCACACTCTTAACGAATATCTTCACTTCATCCTCAGTAAGAGCACTATCTAATTCCTTATAATACAAGTCTTTACCTAATGTTATAAGCGCCTTTTGTCTACACCGGCCATCTACTACCTCACCTTTCCATAACACTATAGGCTCACGTTGACCATGTTCGTTTATATCCATTGTAAGTACAGCTTGTTCACTAGCAATAGCCATAGGAACTAACCCAGCTAATTCTTCATTAATAGGAAATGCTCCATCAGTACCAGCTCTAGTTTTTACATCTGTCATATCAACCCCTTTATCTAATATATGTACCATTATAACATAACGACCCTTGTTTGTACCTTATAACTCTAACTATTTAGGGTACTTTTCGGTGTTCATCGGGTACACGACCCCTGTTATGTTCTATTTTTCTGGTAGGTACTGTTATATTATAGTAGTTGACCCCGATTAGGTGAAATCTTAATCTTTGCCGAAGGGACGCCTATTCGATTTTCCATTCCGTACACACTCTTTCGACTCATCCTTTACTCAATCTCCGTTGCACTACTCAGTCGCTGCGCTTCTTCGTGTGCTCCTACGATTCGAGCAGGACTCGCTCAGTCGTGGTACTACAGGAAAACCTCAAGGCTTATGTACAGGAGGGGGTGTTTAAGGTTGGTTTAAGTTTTGTTTTTACTGATTTTTATAATTCTCTGAATGTGGGCAGTATACCTGCTTGGAGCCTGCTCCCAGAACAAGTACCCCCCGGTCAAGTTTCTTCCAGAAAAGGGACCCTTTTTCCTACGCTACGCTTCGTTAATTTATGATAAGGAATAATCTAAAGATTCTCCTGCGTGAGCAAGGCGAGGACCACCTGCATTGTTTCTAACCCAAAACTACATACTAAAAGGATTTCGAATGGAATTAAAAACTAAATACACAATTGCTGATAAGATCGCTAACTCTCTAATCAACCAACCAGCTTACGCTGACTTTACAAGTAAAGACAAGGCCGTACAATACGGCATCCTATTCAGTCAAAAACTGAATGGACAAACGCTCGAGGAGCTATACGGTGAAGACGACGGTCCTCACATATGCGGACTAGTAAGACACCGTCTTAATAATCCAGCACCGACAAACATCGAAATAGACCTTTAGGGTCTATCTCTTTGTTTTTAGTAAGGGGTACAAGAGAGTACAACAGGCACTTAGTACGACGTAATAGTACTAGCTCGTCACTCAACGTACGGTACACCTTCGTCAATTTATGATAAGACTAATTACTACTAACAACAGCACTTAGTACAACGTACAGCTGCGTTAATTTATGATAAGGCTAAATTAGTAGCTAACTACGTCCATCAGGGACAACCACAGCTTAGTACAATAGCTAAGTACTAACTAATATCAACAAAGGACAACAACATGGAAACACTAATATTAATTGCGGGACTATTCTTACTATTTTGGTTCAAAGACTCGATCAAAGGATTAGCATCAACTGCTGAAACTGTAGTAGATACAGTAAATGTGACAGCTGATGATAGTTTAAAGACGTACAGAAACGACGTGCTGATAATGAACGCTGAAAAGCGTAGTGAGCAATTCGACTCTATAAACAATATAGATAACGTAGTAACTAACAAGGAAATCGAAGACCTCCTTAGAAACATGAACAAACCAGCTACTAATTCGTAGTAATTACGCAGTACTCTTCGGAGTATTGTACTAACAACTAATCTAAAGGAGAAAACATGATATGGATAGCGAACAACGGAACAGTATGTAGTAGCCTAGAAGAAGCTAGAGCAATCAACAGTAGGACGTAAGTCCTCACCTTCTCTTCACAGGTAAGAGAGTAAATCCAAAAAGAGAGACTCTATTACAGCTCCGTAGTTATACCTAGCAAAGCGATACGACTTCGAGCAATGTTCGTTACGAATACTTCGAATTACGTCCTTATAGCGATGAGAGAGGACTGGCTACAGCGGATTTTACAACCTACTCTTCAGAATAACCTCAACTACCACCATGTACCACACCAATAATACTACTATAGTCCAACTATAAACCATACCACCTAGTAAGTAACTAGGACCATACCTATTATACCATAGGTGAGCTTAAGGAGCATAACATGACAAACGTACTACAAGAATTAAAAGACGCTATCAGTCCAGCACAGCTAAGTGACATAGTAGCATATAGCATGCGCCTAAGCATTTCCAATCCTAACTACAAATCAGGTACGGATAATGGGGAGTCATTACTAATTCGTGCCTTAGAGATTAAAGGGATAGAGATAGACAACTGCACTATCCCAGCAGATCTAGAGTACGACTCTGGGTATGGTGTGCAACACCTAACTGGGACGGTACTGCTAAACAACGGTACGTGGCTTACTCGAGATGAGTATGATGGGTCGGAGTGGTGGGAACTACACAAAGTTCCAACAATAGAGCAAATAGTAGGAGCTTAATCTATGAATATATTCGATATTAAACCAGCTGAACCTAGTGTAACATTAGAAGAAGCTGAACAGGTAATACTGGACATCTATGAGATGGACTTACACAGTGTACCTGTAGAAGTTATGTCTATCCAACTGGGTATAGAAATTACTGAGGAAGATAGGATGCTAGCTGTAAAAGCTTTTGAAGCACCACTATACTTTCAACATAAACTAAATACTAAGGAAATATCTAATGACTAACAACATACTGCTAACAATGTTTATAGTAACACTAACAATATACTTTATAGAGAGGATTAACTAATGAAAACTAAATATTACCGAATAGACGACCTAGAAACGTTTGTCGGAGAGAATAATGAGAAACTACAAGAACTGTACGCTGAATACCTAGAATGGGATATATCCGATAATCCAGAATCGTTTGAGTTCGCTTGTGCACAAGTATGGACAGCAGACAGTGAATTCAAAACGAGTGCAGCATTCAAGGATATTCTATGGGAACTGCCGATAGAACTAGAAGACTTATCAGACATTATAGGAGATATATAATGAAATTACAAACAATGCACCCGCTAACTGGTATGACATTTTACGATGAACACAGAAAGTGTACGTTATCGATGTATATAAACGGTAGCATCAACTTCGATAGAAATATAGAAACTTATATCAAAGAGAAGATGATAGACAAGCTATATAGTAACTACCCAGAACTAATGCAAGAACTGGATAGTGGTAACTGGGCACAACATAACCCAGAAGCTAAGATAATTAACAACTAAGTACATCGTACTTTACCGTTAATTTATGATATGACCGTAACTGTCAAAAAACTAGCCGTACACCTGGTATATCATAACAAAGTGATAGAATACTAACAAATAAAATAAACACAGGAATTAAACACATGACAAAACAAGAATTAATCAACAAGATCAATGAAGCAAGTAAGGCTAGAAAAGTAGAAGCAACAGAGAGAATAGAGGTAATCAAACTAGAAAATGAGCTTAACTACATCAACTCGGACAAGTACGTTAATGATCAAGTAACACTGGCGGATGACGCCGTGCTATTAGCAATAACTAAACCGCTGGACAGCATTAGTGATAGGCATTTCGCAAGATACCAAGAATTTAACTTCGGTACTCAAGCAAATGCACTAATCGGAGCTATTAGAACAATCCAATTCCAGAAGAAAGCTGGTAGAGAAGCTCTAAATGAAGCTATAGCTCTTAACCCAGAATTATCGTACTTCGCTAGTACACTAGAACTGAGAGCTAATGCATTCCCAGACGTAGCAGGTAGAAATACTTACTTCGACAAATTAACTGGATCAGTAGTACCAGGCGCTATAGGCAATGCCCACGAAATGAGAGCAATCTTAGAAACAGTAGCAAGAGAAATCGGATTAGCAGCAGTGAACTTTAGTCAAATCAATCAGGACAAACTACAAGTGCTTGAAGACAAAGCTGTAATAAAAGCTAATACTCAATATGAGGACAACAAACTACTGGACCCATCTAACAATGATGAAGTAGCAGATATCGTGTATAAAACAGCATAACACCGCACTGGCATTCTAGCCAGTCGTGCTAGAACTATTTAACAACTTATAAGGAATACAGAATGTCAGTAAATGTAATATCAACAGTAAAACAAAGATTAGCGCAGAGAGTGCAGTTCAGATTAGAACTAGAGCAAGGTAAACTAAGCTTTCCGGTAGAAGTATTAGACTTAATCAAAGAACCAACACAACTAATGGAGAGTATGTGGAAGAACCTATGGACTAACTACCTTAAGAATAAATCTACAATATCTACTACTTACTGGTATGATAAATTTGAAGATCCTAAAGTATTCAACCAATTCCTTAAGAATTTAAGTGATGCAGGTTGGATTAACTCTATTGTAGTACCAGCTAGACACTGGGCTGAAATAGAGTTAGTAGAAGCTAAACTACTAGAAGTAGTACCTCAAGAAGTTATTACTAATATCAGAAAAGCTATTAAGTTTAACAAGTATAAACTAGAGTATAAACCAAATATCGCAGCCGCTAACCTAACTAAGCAAAACGGTAGAGTGTTAGACACTGGACTTACAAGAAACGGGTTCGCTACTACAGGAACTAACTCTTTTAAGTATGACACAGATTACTTATATAAGTACTATGATGCAATAGTTATGAATGTAACTAAATCTATGAGAAAAGTTGCTGAAATACACGAACTAGTAGAAGATGGAGCAGATTATAATTCTATATCTAAAGATATCGTTGACTACCATATGTACTCAGAAGAAGAGTTTACACTTGGAGCTAACTACAACGACTCTAGAGGTAGAGCTATATCTAACGCACTTAAGAAAGTATTTAACCCTATTGGATTCAAAGATGCGAGAGCATTACTTATTAATCCAGCTACGTTAGTACCAACAAACTCATTCAAAGAAGCAAGAGCGTATACACATGCAATCTACTTATTTATTGCTGAACTAAATGGTACTAAATTCTGCGATAGTGAACAGGATAAGGCTAGAATCGGTAAAGAAATGTATAAAAACAGAGAATTACCTAAGCTAGACTGTCAAGAAGTATTAACTTCGTTCATGACTGACGATGAAGTTACGGCTGAAATAGCACGAGCTGACCATGACAGAAGTGAATTACACGAGCTAATTTGGCTAGAAAGATTGTATGACGAGCTAGATGCATTCTTTAGTAGAAATACTGATGAACCTTTCTACTCTTACGTACCTATTGAGTTAGACGCATCAGCATCTATGCTTCAACTTACTGGTGTATTACTTAACCACACACCTTATATGGAAGCAACTAACGTATTAACTAACACTGGTATCACTGATCCTTGGCATTTAGACAATATCAGTAGGTTACAAGTTAAGTCGTACGCTACACCTACATTATACGGTTCATCTCAGACAGTTAAAACTCTTTGGGATAAGAAAGGATTAGACTACACTACTAAGCAGTTAGCATTAATGTCTTTCGAAGTAAAGAACGGCTTCTACGCAGTAGCTAATGACTTCAAGAACATGGTAATTGATAACGCACAACCATCTCAAAGTATGGATGTAAAGATTTGGAATGAAGAATTTACTATATCTTGTAATAAATTCAAGAATGTAGGAGACTACACTAGAAGATACCCTATCTACTCTACTGCTGATAGATCTGTACTTGCCATAGCGCATACACATACGCATAAAGTACCAGACTTAAAACAGTTCAAAAGATACTTCCAAACACTACTAATACATAACCTTGATAGTCAAATTGCTGACTCAATCGGTGAAGCTTTACCTTGGGCTTTAACTATACACGACGCATTTATAGTATCTCCTGTACATGCGCAACAAACTAGAGAACTATACGCAACTAAAATAGAAGATGTATACGCAGATAGAGAAGCTATTCTGAATAATTACTTCAAATCTATCAGACTTAACAGTAATGCTATGAAGGAATGGCAAAAACTTAGTAAACAAATTAACCCTCTAACAACTGACTTTA